TCAAATGTTTCATCAGTAAAGTGACCGTTTCTTAAAGACTTAATAGTTTTACCCATCTCATCTACAAGAACAGACTTTATTTGACTCTTCACTCCTACTGTTGGTGTATTTGCGTTTGCACCCCACAATACTGAACTACCCTCAAACAATTTAATTTCATTGATTTCGTTATAGCCTGACTTCGCTTGTGACTTGATAGTCTGAAATCCGATGCTATGTTCTGTGATATGACCTTCTTTATACAACTCATAAGTATCGTTACCTAATGTTGTATTAGGCATCTTTACTCTAGCCTTTAAACCAAATCCATCTTCCATCATCTCGAATGGCTTAGCAATTGGCTTCTCGGTTGAGTGGTTAAATAAATGCCAGATTCTATTCTTGGCATTAGGTCCGTTTTCTTTTAGGGTTTTAGTGAATGCACCTGGTACAATAACATCGCCATCGCTATCGACATTACCAAACGCAGAATAGTAGACTGTGATAATTCTACCATTATCTTCCATGTCTACTGGAGCACCACTTACCGCTTTTTTGTTATAAAAGTTACTCATATTTTTTATTTAAGCTATATAAACTGTGCAGCATCTACAGTTGCAGTTATTTACTGCTAACCCTGCTGCATCATGTGCATATTGCATTTCTATTAGTCCATAGTCAGGAGTGTTTACTAGGAATGGTTGATTAACAGGGATTCTTACACCTTTGTTGTCAGGATTCGTTTGTCTATCTAAATCCCTGTGCCATAATCTTGGCTTACCACTCTTAGCTGGATATTCAGCAGCTATCCATTGTTTTAATACTGGAACACCTGCTAACCTAACCGCACCTATAGCACCTGTACTTAATGCCTGATGGCTTTCAGTTCTTGCTATAAGTAAACTCCTTGCGTTATTTATCTTCCCTTCTCTCAGAGTTTGAATCGCCAACTTATTAACTTCATTTTGTGACAATCCATTCTCACGACCAAACTTTATAACATTCGCTAATATACGAGCTATTTCGTTTTCAGTAGTGTTCTCTATGCCTTGCATCTTTAGTCCGCTAATGCCAACCCAATACGATAACATAAATACTAACCACTCATCCAAAATGTTTAAAGGGTCAAGGTCAATCTCTTCCGCTTTCTTATTCGTTTCAAACATCTGTTGGTATCGCATAGCAGTATAACCGCCAGTTGATTCATACAAAGTTCGTAAAATATTATTAATCTTATCGCCAGTAAAAAATCCTGCACGATTATTAGCCGCTTGTTCTACCCCTAATGCCTCAACCATTTGAGCAGCTTTATCAAAGTCAGCTTGTAAAGCCTCTTTTATTTTAGGCTGAAACTCTCTGATTGATTTCCTTGCAATCTTTTGTTGCAAAGCAAACTGCTGTGATGGATAAAGTATTTTAGGCATCTATTTTACTGGAGGCAAATTATAATCACCTTGTTGTTGTGCATCTCTAGGGTCTTGTAACATAGTTAACTCATCTATAGGCAAGTAACCTGCTGGGATAAAGATTTCGTTCATCACTTCATCTTCTACAGTATCATAACGCATAGCTGCTCTCTTCTCGTTTGGAGTAATCCACCAAGATTGAGAAAGGATAGCACTAAGCTCTTTCATGTCCTCTTGCAACTCTGGGAAAACTGTCAAATCAAAATCGATATAGTAACCTTGTCCAATTTCTGAAGCAAAGAATCTATTGAATGCATCACGAAGAGCTACTAACTCAGGAAGGACTACTTGAGTCAACATTTCCTTCTTAGCTTCCTTCATGTTGTTATAAGTCTTGTTATCAGGATCGTTAAACAACGCAGAGTTCACTCCGTAAACATTACAAAGTTCTCTAAGTGTAATTTTCTCTGATTCTAACAACTGCAAGTCAACAGGACTTAATCCCATGTTAACCCATCCTAGTTTTGCACCTGCAACTAAAATCTGTCCAGCGTTCTGAACAATCTTGTTCTTAGTTCCGTACTGATTGTAGAAATCTTCTTTTAACTTACCTGCTTGTTCAGGACCAAAGTCATTTGATTCATCAGCATACAAGATACCTTTAGGTCCTTGATTCTGTAACATACCAACTGATGTGTCTTTAGCATCGTTGCTACGTTGTACTGTTCTATATGCAGCTTGTAGTGGACTCAAGCCGTAAAGCTGTTGTCCGTTAGTATCAAAGTAAGGGTTGAAGTATTTTAGATGGATTACGTCTTTCGCATCTAATTGATCCCATCCAACTAGCGTAAAAGAATAACCTTCAACCCCATTTATTGTACCATCAGAAATAATGGCAACGTATTGAGATGGGAGTGTAACAAGTTCCGCAACCTTACCTGAGTCTAATCTATTTGCCCAGATGTAAGTGTTACCTGTAATAAGTTTATAACCTATAGCACTCTCGATAAATTCAGAGAATGATTGATATTCGTTTGGCTTTTCTAGCAAATCGTTTAAAGGTGAATCAGCAATCTCTGCAACTGCTTTTACACGAACTAACTCTGCTTTTGCTATATCTGCTGTGCTTGTAGCGTTGTCAAGCATCGACTTGTATCTGTTAAGCTCTTTCTTGTTTTTGATTTGGTAAACATAGAAAGGAACTGTAGATACAGTTTTAGAAATACGTTTGATTATAGCATATACCTCACTATTGTTTTTATAGTCAAGTACAAATTTTTGCTGGTCTAATTCTGGGTAAAGTGTTCTACCAACTAATAAACCTCCTAAATCTGCAAATGGTTTATTAATGTTGTTAAAAGTCACCTTTGGTGCTGCCTTTTGTTTAAAAGGGTTAGCTGCCTTTAGTATGTCCGTTAAATTCACGCTATATATTATTTTTACAAAAGTAACAAATTTTTATGCTATACAACCCATCCTCTTTTAGGTTTCGCATATTTTGTGTATATGGCATACCTCATAGAGTCCATTAAGTGATCTCGAAACTTCACAGGTTCATCAAGTGTGTTGCCATCCGCATCGGTCTTCCACTTGTAGTTTTTAATCTCATCAAGCAAATCCAAAGATTCTGATTTGATGTGTAGAGGATATGACTTAACCTTGTTAATTCCTGCATATACATCCTTAATAGCAGACTTCAGGTTAAATCCTGCCTTATTAACCTCCGCAATAGTTTTTGGTTCAGCAGGGTCAGCAAATATCTCCGAGTTCCTATCAAGCCCTAAAGAACGCATTCTGTCGATTAGTAAAGCGGTTGACATTTTAGTATCGTAGATTAATTGGTCTACAAATAACTCGCCATCAAAGTTCTTGACCCTAACAAGGGCTGTTTGGTTGTTAAATCCAAAGTCAAGTCCGTAAAACACATCTCCGCCATCAGGGAAGTTGCGTCTTCGCTTCCAATGCGTATAAATGGTCGCTTGGGATATTGCTCTCTCTCCTAAGCCATAAACTCTCCAATATTCATGGTCGGCTGCTTTAAGCCTCTCAATCTCCTCAATGATGCCCTTCTCTAAAAAAGGGTTGTCTAGGTAAGTCGTAATCGTAAAGTCGGCATCTTCTCTCGGAACAACCTTATCGTAAATCCAGGAGTAGTAATCGGAAGGGTTATAGTCAATTACTATCTTTTCGGTTGTACGAAGGGACAACTGCATCCAAGATTCGTAGTTTACCTCATTCGCCTCGTTTATAAACAGATAATTACGCTTTCGCCCTCTAATCTTCTGCGGTTGGTCAGTAGAAACGAACTCTACGACATTCCCACCCAAAAAGTAGATGTTTTCGGTCTTATTGTGCTTCTCTTCGCTATAAAGCCCATACTTGGACAATATCTCAATAAAGTCACGCATTACCGAACCTTTGATGGATGGTAACGAGCTACGACATATTGTCAGCGTCTTTCCTTTCTCTTGAAGCAGTTTAACAATAAACCATGTAAGTACATTGTATGTCTTACCTGATCTCGTTCCTCCTTGCATGATGGAAATTCTCTTAGTAGAGTTTTGCAGTATTTCAAAGACTACGTTTGTGGTGACGTTCATAGGAAAAATTTTAAAAAATAGGATGGAAGTTTACTAATAGAAAACTTTTGGTTTTATAGAAAGGTAGGGGGGGTCTATGCACTTTGCTATTTTAAGCCCCATTTAAGCCTTTCAATTACAAAATGGATACATAGTACTACACATAGGGTTAAAAGCCTTAGAATCGCCTTAAAATGCGAAATAAAGGCATTGTAGCTACTCCTCATACTCACCATCTTCATTAATATCCAATAATTCGCCTTTATCATGGTTATAAAGTGGAATTTCATCACTTTCTCCTGCCTTGTAAGCAGGTACGACCATTCCTGGCTCTGTTTGCGTATCAAAGTTGATTATCTCACCTTCAGGTAAGGTCTTGTGCTCATCTCCGTCTATTTGTTTCATAATATCTCCAATTTGATTCGGTTTAACTACGTTGACTGTAATCTGCTTAACCACATCTCCTTCATGAGCAACCTCAGTCTTTTCGATATATCCTCTTCTCTTACCTCTAGTTTTCAGTAAGAACATTGTAGCTAAGGTATCACCTCTAGCAATCCTCTCCATTAGCTTTTGTTCGCCAAAGTCAAGCATAATCTCCTCAGGCTCGATTTCAGCCAACCTCTTAGCAAACTCAGGGTCATCCTTCAACCAAGTCTTATACTGCGTTCTACCGACTCCAGAAGCCTCACATGATATGGTGATATTGCCAAAGTTCTCCTTATAGGCTATGATAAAAGCCTCTTTAGCTATTTCTTTGAATTGTGCGTTCATATTATCTATTCTTTGTTGGTGTGCGTATTGATATAATGGATGCTACCTTCTTCTCTAGGTTCTCATGACCAACCCATTTGCCACAGTTAGTGCATTCAAACTGAGTTTCCTTTACTTGACTAAACCACACGTATCCTTCGGTAACTGTACCGCATTTACACGTGTAATCCTTTTTACCATAAGTATCTTTCATGTCAAATGTTTAAAAATGTTAAAATCATTGTTTTATATCAGAATTTTGGGGGGCACAAGGGGTGCATATTTTAGATCACACGAATAAACAGGCTAGGGGGTCACTATTAGCGTTTAGATACCCCAAAAATCGTTTATCTCATGCAATGCCTAATACTTTGTCGTGTAATTTTTTGACGGGCTTAAATAGTCTTAAAATGGCGTTTATATTCATTGGTTAATTAATGTGGTTGGTTAGGCGAAGTTAGTGTAAATATTTAATGATTGGAAAGGCACTCAAAGGCGAAAAGTAAAAATGCCTATCATTATTGTATTAATATATAAACCACTAATTTAATAGTAAAGTACTTAAGTAGTTAACTACTTACTATATTAATATAGTATTAAATTATTAATTCAATAATGTATACTAGTATATTAGTAATTTAATGGTGAAACACTAATAAATATCTAAAAATAATTTATAATTTTTTACATTTATTTGCATTTTGTATTCACTTAATTACTATATTCGTTTTGTCAATGAGACACAAAACAACAACAAAAACACTTAACCAATTAAAAATCAATCAGTTATGCAAACAATCACACTTAAAAACGAGTATCAAGTTAGTCAATTACTACAATCTATTGCGTCAAATATTATAGATTGGAAAGCCAATACAGGTGAGTCAAAAGCAAAAGCAATGATATTAAAAGACCTTTTAGATTTGGCTATTAATATTGAAAAGCAAACAGGCGTTAATGCTTATCAGGAAACAAGTATTAAAAGCCTTTTTCTTGATGTTTATTATTCTAACACTATTCAACAAGATATTTAACCCTTAAACCTAAACACAATGGAAACACTTTCAACAATCCTTTTAATAGCTGAATTAGTTTTATTTAGCTTATTTATGGCAAACGTCGGTAAACTATTAATTCACCTTTTAATCGATAACAATGCAAACGATTAGTTTAATTGAATTGATTCTTTTATTTATTGGGTCAATTCTTATCTACACATTAGCAAAAACAATTTGGCAAGAAATTACAAACAAATAAAAATTAAACACTATGAAAAACATTAAAAAAGACCTTATTAAAATTTATGGCTATTTGTTAAAAGATAGCGAAGTATTAAACTTGTATTTTCAAGGTGAATTACTTTTAACTGATAAAGAGGAAAATGAATTAATAAACTATTTCAATTTATAAAAATTAAACACTATGAACACTACACAAACACAAACAAAGGAATTTAAGATTCAGGTTGACCAACAATGTACAATTTGGACAACTAGTTTTAAATATATCGAAGCTAGTTCACAAGAAGAAGCCGACAAATTAGCCATTGATATGTATCATAATGGTGAATTATTCGAGAATTTAGAAGACTTTGAATATGTCTATGATTCAGTTCACGAAACTGAAACGATAGATATTTTGAATCAAGATGGTAACACAATTTTAAAAACATACTAATAAATTACAAATGAGAAACATTCAACAAATTACAATTAATGGATTTGATTCGCATTCACTTTGCTATTTAGAAGCATTAGGAATGTCAAAAGTATTCGAAGCCTATGCTTCAATAGGTGAAGAAATATTAGAAGATGGTATCGGCTTTAATCCTAATTCGGGATATGTTTATATAGCCCTCGAAAATGGCGTTTCTATTTGTTCAATGCTCGGAAGAGAAGTTGAATATTTGGTAACTAATATGAAGAATGGCGAAGAGCACTTTTTTGAAACATACGAAGAAGCGGAAAACTTTGATACCTATTCATTAGAATGCGAAGATTAATTAACCTTTTAAATACTTATAAAATGAAAACACAAACAATAAACACATTTTCTTTTAGTGAATTAAACGAAAAAGCAAAGGAATTTGCATTAAACAAATACCGAGATTTTGGGACTTCTGATTATTGGTACGAAGATACCTTTTACGATGCAAAGGAAAACGGCATAAGATTGACAGGATTTGACCTTGACAGAGGGCAAAAAATAGATGGTGAATTTATATGGTCAGAAATAGAAGTTGCCGAGAAATTAGAAGATGAATTTTCAGAGGGTACAAATATGAATAATTTAGCTTCTATATTTTTAAAAGATAGGCTAAGAATTTGCGACTCTTATGAATTTGTTGACGGAGCTCCAATAAAAGAAGACGAATTAGAAGCCGAATTAAACGAATTGGAATACCAATTCCAAAAAGACGTATTGCACGAATATTGGAAATTATTACAATTTGAATACGAATATTTATTCTCAGATGAATTTTTAGCCGACTATTTTGACGATAACGAATACCAATTCACTGAAAATGGCGTTTTATTTAACTTTTAAACTTTATTACCTATGAATTACTACAAATACAAAAATAAAAATATAACGCCGTCAATAGTAGAAAAATGGATTGAATCTTTATTAAAAGACTATGATTCAGACGAACTTTTGCAGATGCTTTTTGAATTAACAGCCAATAAGCAAAGAAGCCTTTTAATTGAAGAGATGCAAAGTCAACTTAAATACTTAGATTTTAACGTATTAAAATGCAAAACATTAGACGAAAAAATCAAATATGAAGCATTTTTAGACGATATAAAGCCCTTTTATAATGAAAGGAGCTTATTTGAATAAAGGTTAACTGAAGAGCTTTAATTAAGCGAAATAAAGGGGCATTTTTGCCCTTTTATCTTAACCAAAAATTAATAAAATGATTATTGAACGCAAAGAGAATGGCGTTATTGTTATTTCGGCAATAATTAACCAACAATTAGTTAAACAAACGTATTATTTTATGAGTATGAAAGGAGCAAAACAGTCTTTTAATACCTATGTAAGACAAATAAAAAAGAATTGGTACGAATATTTGGCAAAATAAGACGAAATAAGACACTAAAAATACAAAACAATGTAAGTACCTTACTAACATATTAAACAAGCTAGAAACGGCTAAAAATAGCGTTTAAATTGATTTTGTGTAAGTATTGCCAATGCAAAAAAGCATAAAATACAAAAACTAACGCTTATTAGTTGACTAATCAACTAAATTAAATTTGTAACTACTTTTCAGTTGCACCCAAAAACCTGCCAAAAACCCTATGCAAAAACTCCCCAAAAAACCCACAAAAATCTGGGGCAAAAATCTTTTGTATGGACAAAAACTTTTGCAAACCTTTAACAAAGTTTTAACTAAAAATCTATTAAAATTTACAAAAACTTCCTAATTTTACATTCGACACAACCAAAACAAAAAACCCATGCACGAATTAATCACACTCAGCTACCAGATGAAGTGCGGTATTACTGGCACAATCATCGACAAAGGCGAACAAGCCTATTACAATCATCAGACAAAAACCTGTATTCATCCTTTGGAATATGAGAAGAATATGAGCCAGGTCAAGATAGGTGATCCAAAAACCTATTTTACTAGACACCAAAAACTTAACAAATAAAACATACAACACATGAAATTCGAATTCGTAGCTGAAACAGATCAATTACTTAACGACACAATCTACTTTACTAAGCAAGATGGTGTATTTATCAGTGGAACTATCAGCACTAAAAAAGAAGTAGCTTATGCCATCTTTGAGAAGCTTAGTCAAGGTCTACCACTCAGAACATCAGAAGTCCTAGAAACAAAAATCTATCCAAAACCCTCAGAAGAGGAATAAAACCAACACAATGCTGAAACTAACCCTAGAACAAAAGAAAAAAGGTATCAAAGAAGAGTTTACCTATGTAAACAGTAACGGAAGAATGTCAAAACAATACACCTATAAAGGGATGTATATTACTTGGGATAACCAAATCCTACATGGCAAATGGTATTACTGGAGAGCAAGTTATTACGCTTCTTTAGATGCAGCAGTTCAAGGAATAGACAGACATATCAATCACTTTAAAACTAAATAAACAAATGCTACAAATTACAGATTACAGAAGCCTTTTTAGGTATGGGGACATGAAGAAGATTATGGAGATTACGGGTTATAGTCGTTACGTTATTGAAACAAGACTTAAGAACAATGACTATGAGATGACAGAGCTAATAAAAACCTTTTATTCCAAAAAACTAGAACTACTTAAAAACCAAATAAATGACTACAGCGAAATTTAGAACACCAAGAGAGCAATTACTTGCACAAAAGCCTAAATTGGTAGATACATCTAAAATAAATCATGATCAACTTATAAATGCTGTTAAAGAAGTATTTGATATATCTAATAAATCTTTAATAAAAAAGTGCAGAGAAAGAGATTTTGTACTTGCAAGAAATATGTGCTATTTTATTTTACATATGGAATATAAACTTAGAGCAAGTCAAATAGCACCATTGTTCAAAAGAGATAGGACTACAGTACTATATGGCATTAATACTTTTGTAAATGATGTTGAAATAGTACCATATTATATGGAAAAATACGAACAAGTAAAAAGCAAAATAAAGATTCCTAAATTATATTCAGATAACTATTAAAACAAACAAAATGCTTTCATCATTCGCACACATGAACGAAGTAGACAAAAAAATCTTTGTCGCAAAAATCATCCACAACATGAACTACAGCCAATCAAGTTTTGAAACTATGGAAGCTATAGTTAAAATGTGGGAACAATATCCAATCAAACAAGCAACATTTTTTACACAATCAAATCAATTAACACATGGAACTGCAAACAACTAACAACGAAATTCAAGCACCTAGTTACCACATGGTAAACAAGGACTCTATGCTTTCTTTATCTAACGAGCTTAAAAGATTCGTTAAAGAAGCACACCTAGTATCTAACATTAAGGGTAAAGACTATTGTAATGTAGAAGCCTGGCAGATGGCTGGTGCTTCACTAGGCTTATTCCCTATCATTACAAGCGTACAAGACTTATCTAGTGAAACAGAGGTTAAGTACATGGCTACTTGCGAAGTTAGATCGTACCAAGACAATAAGTTAGTGTCAGTAGGCATAGCAATATGCTCTAACAAAGAGGGTAGCAAAAAATTCTTTGATGAATATGCTATTTTATCTATGGCTCAAACTAGAGCAGTAGGTAAAGCATTCCGTAATCAGTTAGCATGGTTGATGAAAGCGGCTGGATTCGAGGCGACACCTGCTGAGGAGATGGACTTTGTACATGAAGAGCCGAAAAAAACCTCTAAGCCAGTACAAACAGTTGTAGCTGAAATCTTACAAGATGAACCTACAAGAGAAGAAATAATGATGGAAGTAGCTAAGTGTACTAAGGTTAAGCAATTGACTGACATCTACTTTACTTACAAGCAATCATTTGATTCTGATGAAACATTGATGAAGGTATTGAAAATGAAAAAAGAAAATCTAAAATAAAATGAATTTAACATTATTACCAAAAGTAGAACTTAGTTCTATAGAACCGAACAAATTTGCTATTGAGTTAATCAAGTCGCAGATAGTAGATCACTTTACACAAACTGGTGAGTCACCATTAGAGCTACTCGTTAAGTCAGAGGCTGTTGTACAGCTTTTAGAAGGCATTAGAGCCGATTTAAAGGAGTTAGTACTAGATGAGCTTAGTAAGTATCCTGGAGGCAAAGCTGAGGTCTTAGGTAGCGAGATGGCTAAGTTTGAATCAGGTGTTAAGTATATCTATGACCAAGATTATACTTGGAGCAAGATGAATGACCAATTAGAGTCAATGAAGTTTGCTATCAAGGAAAGGGAAAAGATGCTTAGAACACTACCAACCTCTATGGTTGATCCTGAATCAGGCGAGATGGTACACCCAGCTCCTAGAATTAGCACAACAACCTTTAAGATTAATTTAAAAAAGTAAGTATGAAAGAAACATTATTGCAAAAATTGCAAGAAAAATATGGCAAAGATTATGATATTAAAGAAGCAGATAAAGTATACCCTGAAGAACTAGAAATATTTTATGAATATAATATTACTTTATTGCAAAGCCAAGATGGAACTGACATTTATAAACTTAGACAAAAAACAAAAGATAAAGTCTTTATTATAACAACTTGGCATACAAGTTCTGATACTGTACTTAATCATTTATTAGGTCTATAAAAACTTTGACCACCTCAAGATATTAAATATTTTAAACTAATATAGTAATTAGGGAACTTGGGGTGGTTATTTTAAACTACAAACATGAAACAAACGCTAATATTTTTATACGAGTTGGTAAAGTTTATAGTAATATCAATACCACTAGCAATATTTTTATTTGTAACATTAACCATAATTAGTAAATTCAAGAAGATATGATGGAGATTGCAGGATTAGAGAACTCAGTACCAGTGAGGATGATTTATGTTGACGACAAAAGTGAAGTATTGTTTAAATCTTTAGCTCATGCAGCAAGGAATACAAGAATCACACAAGACTCAATAAAAAAATCACTTAGTCCATTACTTAAAAAAAGATTTATATACAATAACAGAGAGATAATATTTAGAATAAAAAAATAACAAACTAAAAACTACAAAAAATGATTAACCAAATACACAACGAACCTTGCTTAGATACATTAAAGAAAATGCCAAATGATTTTTTGGATTGTGTAATAAGCTCACCACCATATTGGCAACTTAGGGATTATGGATATCCTGAACAATGGGGTTTAGAACCTACATTTCAAGAGTTTCTTGAACATTTATGGCAAATGATGGATGAAATTCATAGAGTTTTAAAACCTAATGGTACTTGTTGGATTAATTTAGGAGATAGTTATTCGACACAAAGTGGTGTTAATCTTGCTATATCAAAAGGAAAACATAAAGAACAAGATTCTACATATTTAGTAAATAGGGGTAAAAGCGGTAATTTAATTAAAGATAAATCATTACCTAATAAATGCTTATTGCTTATACCACATAGATTTGCTATTGGATGTATTGATAGAGGTTGGATAGTTAGAAATGATATTATATGGGCTAAAAGAAATTGTATGCCTGAGAGTACGCAAGATAGATTTAGCAAAAAACATGAATATATTTTTTTGATGGTTAAAAAAGAAAAGTATTATTTTGATTTAGATGCTATAAGAGATAATCATAAATGGGCTAAAGATAAAAGAAATGATGGTAAAAGACATGAATATAAAGATGATGCTAAAAGTAATAATGATAATAAAGTTTCTACAAATGCAGTTTCTTTTAATCCAAAAGGTAAAAATCCTGGTGATGTTAGTGATTTTTGGGATATAACAACAAAGCCATCTTCTGTAAAACATTATGCCACTTATAATGTAGAGTTAATTACTAAGCCAATTTTAGCGGGATGTCCTGAAGGTGGTATAATTTATGACCCTTTTATGGGTAGTGGAACAACAGCAATACACGCAATTATGAATAATAGAAATTTTATTGGTAGTGAAATGAGTACAGATTATTTAGAAATAGCTAATAAAAGGATTTCAGACGTACTATCTTCACCAAAATTGTTTTAGTATATTTGTCATGAGTGTCGGATACTCATTAAGAACTTATTGCCCTTGATATGAACCCCCAATCCGACTGGGGGGAATTTGATAGGGCTTTTTTATTTTTATGGCTCAATTTTATACAACGATTATCCATCCAGTAAGGAAGGCTTTTCATTTATCTTGTAACGAGTATTGTGTATTAGACACTATACTGCGTATGCAAAACAACGATTCTCATTGGTGTTACATGAGTAGAGAAACTATGGCAGATGATTTAGACTTGTCAAAACAATCTATTTTAAACATTATTAAGGGTCTTATTTTAAAAGGATTAGTAACTAAGCATGAAAAGACTAACCATCTTAGATGTGCAGGTACTTTTAAGGATGCTATAGATGATTATAGGAGTTTTGGCATTGCTGATGACCACTTTACCGTTGGTAAAGAAAGTTTACCTAAGGGGTCAAAAAAGTTTACCTCAGACGGTAAAGAATCTTTACCCAACAATACAATTAACAATAATAAGACATTTATTAAGCCAAGTCCTTTAGAGATTAGTAGTTATGCTAAAGAAATAGACTTTGTTTTAGATGGTGAATATTTCTGTGATCACTATGAAGCTAGAGGATGGAAACTTAACTCAGGAATAATGAAAGATTGGAAGGCTACTGTAAGAACTTGGAAAAGGAATAGTTCTAAATTTAATACTACTAACGTACCTACAAACAAAATAACTACACAAATAAAACTTAAATAATGACACCAAAACAAAAAGCTATTGAAATAGTAGAAAAATATGAAAAGTATCTATATGATAAATTTGCCATGAATGAAGAATGGTCAAAATGCGTAGAATGTGCTTTAATAGCTGTTGATGAAATAATATTAGTAACTGAATCACTTGAATCTAGAATATTTTGGAAGCAAGTTAGAGTTCAAATAGATGCATTATGATAGCTATAAACCTACCAAAAGCTTTAGATATTGAATCTAACATACTTGGTGCATTGCTTTTAGACAAAAGGACTATCCCATTGGTTATAGGTCATCTAAAAACTGACATATTCTACGATTTAAAGCACCAAAAAATCTTTAACGCTATCAAGGAGATGTATGATAGTAACATATCTATAGACCTTACTACCGTAGCTCAAAAACTTTCCCAAGACAAAGACATCCAAGATGTTGGTGGAGCTTTTTACCTATCTAAGTTAACTGATAATGTAACTACAACAGCCCACATAAACACCCATATTGAGATTGTTATTGAGATGTATAAGAAGCGTGAAGCATATAAAGTGCTTAGAATAGCTGAGAATCAATGCTTAGATAACGATAGTCAGTCATTAGACCTATTATCTGACCTTAATAGCCAACTATTATCTATCCAAGAATATGGCAATATCTATGAAAAAAGCATAACTGACGTAGTTATGGCTATCAACTTTGCTAGGGACTTAGCAAGTAATGGCGAACTTTTAGGATTTAATACAGGATTCCAAGAGCTAAATCAAACTATAGCAGGATGGTGTAAACCTGACCTATGTATTATAGCTGCTAGACCAGGAGCAGGTAAGACAGCAATGATGCTTTCAAGTGTTTATCACTTAGCTATCTTAAATAGCGTTCCTACGGCTATTTTTAGCCTCGAAATGAGCTCAGAACAGCTTGTTGAAAGGTTAGAGTCAATAACAAGTCAAGTGCCCTTAAAACGCCTTAGAACGAATAATTTGAATGACTATGAAAGAAAGCTACTTTTAAAGACAGATGACAAAATAATCACAGCACCCATCTACATAGAGGATACTGGTGGTATCAGTATCTCACAACTCAGAGCTAAGGCTACTATTCTTAAGCAGAAGTATGGTATTAAGGTAATATTCCTAGACTATCTTCAACTTATGAGTGGACAAGGCAAACAAAACCAAAACCGAGAGCAGGAAGTAAGTTTTATAAGCAGAAGCCTTAAAGCCTTAGCCAAAGAGTTGGAAGTACCTATTATTGCTTTATCGCAGTTAAGCCGTAAGGTAGAAGAAAGGGCTGATAAGCTACCAATGTTGTCTGATCTTAGAGAATCAGGTAGTATCGAACAAGATAGCGACATAGTAATAATGTTAATGCGACCATCTTATTACGAAATGAAAGAGCCTGTAGAGATTGGTGGTAAAGAGTACAATCCAGATGACCTAGTGATTGTTAAGGTAGAGAAGAATCGTCATGGCAAGACAGGAAACTTAGCAGTTAGATTTATTGGAGAAACAACCACATTTGAAGATTATAAACTATAAACTATGAAGCAAAAATTTATCGAGGTAGAAGTAATAGAAGGAGAAGACCTTAACATTGAGAACATGAAGCAACGTATTATAACTAGAGCATGGTATGATACTGCTAGGTTTCATGACTTAAAAGATATAGCAGTTGGTATAGGTGTAGGAACAAAAACACTATACTTTTACGCTAAGAAACTAAAACTACCTAGAAGAAGTGGACTTAAATAGGAACTATAAGAATACTCGTAAGTTCGACATAGAACAAGCTAAGGCTAAAGATGGCACTTACCAGGCATTGTTATTGTTTGCTAGGAACACAAAAATCCTCGTTATCCAACAACCAAAAGCCCTAAAGCAGAAATATATGTGGCTTGAATATGAGAATAATGGTAAGCCAAGTGGTATAGCAGATACAAGAGTAGAGTTCTTTGCTATCAACTTTGACCTTAAGGACAGAATCTACTTTATACGAGCTGAGATGCTTAGAATTAAGGCAAGAAGACACTTTAAATGGGGTAAAACTAAGATAGTTGAGGGCATAAGATATGTAAAAGTTCCAACTGTAGAGATGATACGTTTCGATTAATTGATGTAATTTCGTTTATATGACATACAAAACAGCAAGTGACTTAACCAAGATGATGCTAGAATATTTAGATAGTTTAGGTTATGAAGTATGGAGGAATAATAACCTAGCAGTTAAGGGAAGGTCTTTCATTGGTAAGAAAGGTTTACCTGACATCATTGGTTACCATAAGAACTATGGTCAATTCATTGCTTGTGAGATTAAAGCTATAGGTGATAGACTAAGCGTATCACAAATAGAGTTCTTAACTCACTTAGGTATGTGCGGTGGCACATCTATTGTATGTCAACAAGTATCAGACGGAACAATTAATTTAACAATATTTTTAGACAATGGCGAAAGCAAAATCAGCATCTGGGATGACCAAAAAGGTCAATTTTGGGAAGAGAAGGTTGGGTAAGGCAAAGAAAAGAAACGGACCTAAAGACAAAAATGTAAAACAATACCGAAGACAAGGTAGATAAAAACAACAATTATGGAAAATCTAGAGTTAGAAAACAAGTCAGAAAAAGTATCCAAGACAACTACAAAAGAAGTTAAGGTTACTGTAGTTCCTAAGGAAAGCAAGTTTGTAACTGCTGAAACTATTAAGTTAGTAGAAGACATCTTAAACGATGGCACAGTAGACATCAAATGGAGAGCACAACTTAAAGAACAAGTAAGAAAATACAAAGGATATGCAGAATAACTATGAATACGATTCAGTCGTTGAGAATGTTATTAATCGTTTAAAAGATAGAGCAAGGATTGGTTTTGAAAAGTACGGAACTGACCTTGACAGAAACGACCTAATAACAGAACAATGGATTGAACACGCTATAGAAGAGGCATTAGACTTTAGTCTATATCTTACTAAATTAAAAGAGCAATTAAAAAAGAGTTTATAAACCAAAACAAATATCATGGCAACACAAAAAGAGAACTTCTTAGGAAGATGTTTCACACTTAGATCAGCTTACGGATCATTCAGAAAAGTATCATTCGGTCCAGAGGACTTAAAGAAACTAAATGAGTTCGCAGCATCTAACAAAGGATGGTGTTCTATCCTTATCAAAGACAAAAAGAACGCAGGACCTGAACAAAGTGATTTCTATTGTGAAATGGACACATTTAAAGCAGGTGATTATAAACCAACAGATAAAAAATTACCCTTCTAGTTATGAACTCAAAAATTTACAGAGATATTTTAATTAACTTATCACTTTTATTAGTAGGTTTGTATCTACCGTTCGCTTTTATCATAAATAAGTATAACCCAACAATGTGGGAATGGTATGAAAGAGCATTATACGTTATATCTGTTGCAGTAACTATAGGTTACGGAGCTAATCAGTATAACAAAAAGTAGTATGTTTTGTTTGTAGTTTAATAGTTAGACCCTGCTATTCATAGTGGGGTCTTTTTTTGACTTATATAAACTAAACATATATCAAATAGTGCGTTTTTTGACACATAAAAAACCCCCAGATTTTACCTGAGGGTTAACCAAAACTACACACAATCACACACCACACATGAGAGCTATTTTAATTATGACTATTTCTAGTGTCATAAAACTTTGTCAATACTGATCCGTAAAGGACTGCTTGATACCTTGCTGTAAAACTATCCATTGATTCGTTTACATAGAAGTAATCCTCATTAGACATATATACAAAACACCTATCACTATTTTCTTCATCAGCCGTTACACTCGCCACCTGATAGATGTTGATATAAGCATCTGATTCCTCAGAGTTATCCTGGAAATCATAGCTTTCATCTTCCTCTTCGGTCAGTTGTATGATGTGCATTAACATTTGTGATACTATTTTTAAGTACAGTAAGTCGTAATTCCCTAACAATCAACTCAAGCCTAGCTTCTAAATGAGTCTTTTCTTTCATCAATTGGTTAATCTTAACGTCTACTTCTCTGTTCATACAAATTTACGATTTAATTCTAATGGAAATAAAAAGTGCATACTGCATTGTAAACCAATGTAATACACACTTTCTTTATATTTACTAGACTATAGTTACTTTCTTGGCAACCTAATAATCTTACTGCCTAGAGGCATCGGAACAAATATAGCAACTCTTCCGCCATCTAGAACAACTCCACAGCCTAATGTGGGTCTTTTGGGGAAAGGTCGTGAATACTCCATAGCGTAGGCATCAATATCGATACCACAGCCTACATTCATACCGAATATCATATCCTTGTCTGATGAGCTATAAAGAACACCTCCAAAGCTATGTATATGACCTATTACTGTTGATTGTCGAGCATCTCTTGCTCTATTGATTGCACCTGCTTGTCCTGATGACCCTGTACCATGAGTGTATAGAACACTGTCTATTTCCCATTCTAAAGCCCATTTCCAACCTTTAGGAGCATCCCAAGCTTGTTCATAGGACTTAATGAAACGTTCTGGTAAACCGCTTGTTTGAGCCTTTCTTTTATGAAGGGCTGAGTGGTTACCAATACATACTTTTACATTAGGGAATTGTTTGTACCATTTGTACATAGCAGCTTGTGCTAAGTCTGCTTCTCTACCTGCTCCATGTCCGTCAGGTTTAGATTCGTGATAACTGATGGCATGATTGTCAACTTCATCTCCAATATGTACTACCTCAGAACATTGAAACTTATTCGCTACTTCATAGCAAAAAGCTTTATAGCCTGGATGACAGAATGGTTCATGAGTGTCGCCTATTACTAGGACATTTTTCTTGCTCATTATATGTGGTTTTGGTTTTGGTTTATTTTACTAACTTCTCGTTACCCTTATAAGTAACATAGTTAGTTCTTCCGCCTGTTTTATCTTTAGCAATCAATATTTCTTGCTTTAGATTATTAGCATCATAAGCTACATGAACCCATCCTAATTTACCATCCTTTGGAAACTCTGCTATTAACTGCTTAAACTTAAGATTGTCTTTGATATAGTGAAATATATCATTGTTTGAATATGTGCTACCTGAACCATCTTGGTCTATATCTGCCGCACAACCAAAACTATGATCTGATTTTAACGCACCACCTATGAAGTGATTAAGCATCTTTGACCTGTAACCACTAGATAACGTAATAGGACCAAACTTCATTCTGATTGGTTCTAATACTTTTTCACATAGTACTTTAATGTTTTCAATGTGTTCAGGAGTTGGCTCGTTAGATACTCCATGTCTTTTTGCTGATTCACTACGAGTAAACTCTATAAGTGAAAAATGGGCGGTAAGCTTCATACTAAATTATTTGATTTACAAAATATGCTAATCCTAGCAACCATAATAGGAAGCCAAGTGTTAAAATTATCTTTTCGTTCTTAGGCATCTTTCTTAAATATTTTCTCTACTGAGGTTAAACCTAAGCAACCGAATGCTAACAAAGCTACTGATTCTACAAGAATTGAACTTGGGGCAAAATGTTGTTCACTAAATTGGTTATGGTACATAGTAATACATAATGCTAAAACGCATAACAACCCACATAAACGCTTCATACTAAATCTACCATTATCTTCTTGGAAAAACTGTTTCATATTATTATATTTTTATTAATGCTAATGCTACAAACAATAGTAATGTCCATAATCTATTTATACCTTGTTCTTGTTCAAACTTTTCTTTAAAGTCTGGATCAATTCCTGTACTAGATTTAATATTTTGGATATGAAATCTGTAAATATTGACTGAATCTTCTTTACTGCGTAGTTTACTATTTGTTGTAACATATAAATTGTTTTTAAGTGATAACGAGTCCTTATAAGCGATTATTGTATCGTTATAGGACTTATATAATTTGTTAATAGTGTCTGCTTGACCAATGGTCATTATAACAACAGAATCACCCTTAATCTTTTTTGTAGTGGGATATTGGGAGTAGCTTGAAACTGACAGCAGTATCATTGCTAACACTATCCAAAGTTGCTTTAACTTCATTTAGTTCGGTTTTTAGTGTGGTTATCTCTTGCTTAATTTCAGCGAACTTACTAACGGTAGACGTTACTATAGCTTCTTTAGCCTGATCAGCTTTAACTTGAACAGCTTTGTTTTTAGTCATTGTGCTATTAAACTCAGTCATAAATTGCTCGAACTCCTTATCTTCAGTTACTGCCTTATCTTCTTTTTTAGCTGTAACATTTATAGTAGTTGCTGTAACTGTTATAAAACCAAATATCAAAAGAATAGATTTCATTGCCTTTTATTTAACTGATGATTTAATAGCTCCTAAAGCATCTAAGGTTTCAAGCTTAGTTGTAGTAGAACTTAATGCTGTTTTACACTCAATTAAAGCCTGAGTCTTTAGGCTATCCTTAAACTCAAGGTTAGTAATCCTAGCATCCTGAGAGTCTATCTGATTGTTGAAATTGCCCCTAATGTCAACATAAAGTACAGTTATACCTATGATAACTAGAAACATAGTTCCTTTTATTGGATCGCGTGAAAATTCACGAAAGCTAATCGGGAGAGGATTAGCACTTACATTAACGTCTTTTTTAGCTGCCATTTACTTACTTTTTACCTATTTTAAAATATACACTACCTGAGTAGCCTATATTAAAGTTTTTATTAATATTTACACTAAGACCTATTAGAGCCTTATTTTTGGCATTAAGCATGATTCCAGGACTTAGTACCTCTAAGCCATTAGACTCGCTTAAATCGCCTCTAAAGCCCAAATAAAGGGTATTCTTAGCTTTAGCTGCCTTAGTAATGGTGGTAAGTATGGTTTTTTCGGTTATTTTAGCCTCAAATCCCCTTGATTGGATCTTATTTTGGCTTATAGTGTCGTTGATGACAAAGGTATTAGAATCTACCTTAATGGTGTCAGAATACGCATAAGTACGCATATAATCGTTTACTATGCGTATAGTGTCATGTACGGTAATCTGTACAGAATCATGTACTGTATCAGTAGCTATAATAACATAAGGTATATCTTTTCCTTGTTTCCACTTGGTGGTTACATTGGTTTGATATACCGTATCAGTCTTTACAGACTCTATAACAGCACTTGATCTATGGCATGACTCGTATAGCCACACCATAGCAAAGAATGCAAGGATTATGATTAGATAGTCCTTAATGTGTTTCATTATTCAGCAGCTTCTACAGGTGCTTCAATAACTGGCTCTTCAACCACTACTGGTGCTACAGGCACATAATCACCTGTGATTGTTACATCGATTTGTTCTGCTACCCAATTGTAAGCATATTCGTTTGTTACCCAATCAGCATAGTCTTGACCTTCCATAGTCAAATTACCTTGAGATAATTGTGCTAAAGAATCACTTAAAAGTGCGTAGTAAAAAGTAGCTGAATCGCTTAGATTGTCATTGATGCAATAAGCGTTAAGGATTGTAGCCGTTCCTAAGTTTAGTGGGAATACCACAGGAGAGATTGTTTTCATTATTATTATTTTAAATTGATGTTATTGTTTGCCAAGTTCCAGCGAATACGCAAAGTTTGCCTAATGTTGTATCAAATACTACCAAGCCTGTTGCAGGAGAAGCTATCGCATTCTTTTGCGTTGTAGTCATTCTTGGAGGTAAGAATCCTTTTGTTGTGCTATCTGCTTGTAATACTGCTGAAGCATTTATAGATGTACCATTTGCAATAACACTACCATAAAGAGCAGTTAATGTTGTTGAAGTATTACCTATTACTGTTGTACTACTTCCTAATCCTGTTGATTGGTATCCTATTACAATTTGATTAGATTGATTATCTGCTGCTGCTCTTGTATCTTGACCAATAAAAATAGAGTTATTAGCAATAGTTAGTAAAGTACTACCACCTGTAATAGTACGCCCTGCTCCTGTACCAACAAATACATTAGCACTACCTGTTGTATTATTATTACCTGCACCTTGACCTACTCCTGTATTTAAGCTACCTGTTGTATTATTTCTTAAACTCCAAAGACCACATCCTGTATTATTAGAACCTGTTGTATTTGCAATTAATGCTTGATACCCTATTGCGGTATTTGATTGTCCTGTATTATTATTTTGTAATGCTTGATATCCTATTGCAGTATGAAAATCTCCTGATGTAATTGAACTTCCTGAAGTAAAACCAACAAATGTATTTGTAGTAATATTATTTGCACCTCTACCAACTGTAAGTCCGTTTATAAGTGCATCGGATTGTAAACGAGTAGTACCATTTACATCTAATCTAAATCCTGCATCTGTGAATGTACCTCCGTTTTGAATTAATACGTTTCTTGTACTTTGAAATATTTGTAATGCAGTAGTACTACCTGCTTGTAAGAATAAATTTTGAGCTGCACCTAAAATTAAACTAGCAGGACTAAGATAATTTACTGCATTTATAGTAGAAAAAGGATTCGCATTTGTTCCTATTGAATAAGAAAAACCACTATTATTTATAATATTACCACCTACTCTAATTGCTGCATTTGTTACTCCTGTAAAAGCTCCATTAGTAAATGTTGGAGCAATATCTAATCCAACAAGTACATCATTATTAGCAGATGCTACTAAAGTAGTATTAATTAATTGACCTCTACTTATTGCACTAACCGCAGTTTCAGTACCACCAATTGTTAACATTGTTGCAGTACCTAAAGTAGTTGTTCCTATTGCAGTATCACCTGCTAAATAGTTAGCAGCAGTTCCATCCATATATAAGTTCCAACGATTTGCACCACTTGGAATCTGCCCTCTAAAACCATAGTTTGTAGTTGCACCTATTAATGATGGGTTTACATTAAATCCAACTTGAAAACTAACTGTTGAACCTGCACCAAAAGTACCTTGTTGTGCAATGTAATGAACAAGTGAACCTAAAGTAAATGATGCAGCTTGAGTATTTGCAAAAGTTGAATTATATAAAGCAGTTGCAGTTACATCGGATTGCACTTGCCCTTGACTATTAATAGCAGTTGCAGTTGTACCACCTGTAATTGTTTTACCTAAACTTAAAGTATGATTTGTTAAACTTGTAGTGCCAATACCCAAAGAACCTGCCATATAGTTGTTAGCAGTTCCATCCATATAAAGATTCCAACGATTAGTACCTGATGGAATAGCACCTCTAAATCCGTAGTTTATTGTCGCACCTACTAAATTTGAACCCGCATGAAAACCTATTTGAGTGCCAATAGATGAACCGGCACCAATTGCACCTTGTGCGGTTCTATAATGAAAATAAGTTGTTAATGCAAAAGAAGCAGCTTGAGTAGTTAATTGGTTATAAAAACCACTTGCACTACTTGTTACATCGGATAAAACTAAACCTTGTTGATTTATACCGGTAGAATCAATTCCACCCGTAATACTTTTACCAACATTTAAACTAAAACCCGTTATAGCTAAAGAACCAATACCCAAACTTCCCGCCATATAGTTGTTAGCAGTTCCATCCATATAGATATTCCATCTGTTAGTACCACTTGGAATAGCACCTCTAAAGCCATAGTTTGTTGTAGCACCTGTTAAATTAGAACCTGCAAGAAAACCTACTTGCAGTGTAATAGTCGAACCTGCACCTATTGTACCTTGAGTAGTTCTAAAATGAAAATAATTACTTAAAGTAAATGATGCTGCTTGTGTATTTAAAATATTTAAAAATCCATTTGCAATTGTTGTTACATCCGATAAAACATTGCCTTGTTGTAATAATCCTGTTGCATCAGTTGAACCTGTTATGGTTTTACCAATATTTAAAGATGTTCCTGTTGCAATTGTAGCTCCAATTCCAACACTACCATTTAAAAAACTATTAGAACCTAAAGTTATTAAAGTACCACTATCAGTTACATTAGAATTACCTATTGCACTTGCACCTGTAAATTTAGGCAAGGCGTTTGTTGTACCCGTACCCGTTACCGGATTAGTTAAAGCGTTTTGCTTTGAATTAAAAGTTGTCCAATCCGCACTTGACAATAAACCTCTATTTGTAGCCGAAGCCGTTGGTAAGTTAAAAGTATGTGTAGCAGTTGAACTTGATATGTTAAAATCAGTTCCACTTGTGCCTGTCGCTAAAAATTGTACTTGTCTTGTTAAGTTATTTAACGAAGTTAATCCCTTTGAAAAGGTTGTAACTACTTGACACAAATGATTGTTCTCGGTGTGTAAAGTAACTACTCTTGTATCCACATTTACATATATTCTAATTGCTATTCTATCAGTTATTGCTAAAGTAGTTTGAGTAACAGGGATAGCAAAATAATAAGGACTTAAAGTTGTACCATTAGTTAAATATTCAGGTACGCTTTGGCTACTTCCTATTAAAGTAAAATTAGTGCCATCATACTTATAAAGCTCTGCATAAAAATAAGGATTGTGATTATTTGAGTTTACACTAAAATAAAACTCACAATTAAAGTTACCAGCAGGTACTTCCAATAAAGAAGGGTCATTTGCATCAGTTATGTAACTCGCTATGTAACCATTAGTTGAAGCAGTAATATCTGTTCCTGCACCACTTATAGGTGTTTTGCTTAATTGTCTATAAGCATTACCTCCTATTGTACCTTGACTTACACTTGAGTTAAGATAGTAAGAAACCGAACTTCCCCCACCTGTTGATGTAGGGAAATCAGCTAAAGTACCATCACCCCTTACATATTGTGTAGCGTTGCCTGCTCCAGTTACCGATAGCGTTCCATTAGCCGTTAAAGGGCTATTAGCGACACTAAAAGCACTTGGCATAGATAACCCTACCGAAGTCAATCCTGTGTCTGTATCGCTGCTATTTACCCAAGCAGTTCCATTGTATTTTAATACTTGACCATTAGAAGGACTTGTCAAAGTTACATCCCCAATTTGAGTTAAGGTGTAATCTCCTTCTTGAGCCACTACGTTACCAACTCTACCAAATACCGAACTAACTAAATTAGGCAAAGGATAAGCCCCTGACGGAGCTTCTATTGTTACAACCTGTTCGGTTACGTTTATTTCTACAATGTCTTGATTTATTGTGATTTCTGTACTCATTATAATTTGGTTATATCTTCGTAAACAATAAAGTTACCCCATATATAGGTCTTTTCGTTTCCACTAGGGAACAATACAACCATATCGTAAACATACGTTCCTGCAGCAATATCTACTTGCTTATTGATTGTGATCTGGTTATTGTTAACTCCACCCACAACAATACCACCACCTGCAAGTTCCGTTAAGGTTAACTCAGCATTATCGCTATTAGGCTTTTTACGCACTTGGATTTCTACCTCAGCACCTACTAAACTAATAGGTACTGTATTAGCAGTCAATAAGAATACTTGACTCCAAGTATCATTTCTCCATATCTGTATATTGTAATTCGCTGGTCTAAAGTCAGCATTTGTTTGAGCACAAGCCATTATCTATAATTTTTACAAATTTACTTAATTATTACTTCCTTTTAATTTAGCCACTTCTTGGCTTAATTCTGTTAGTTTCTTTTCTAATGCAGCTATCTTTAAAACATACAAATCATTATAGTTTAGCATCAAAGTAGCATCTTCATTATTGCCATCAATTCTTGTGTTTAAGGTTACTAAGTCAGGCAAAACAGACTGAACTTGTTGTGCTGAATAACCATATCTTACCAAAGTAGGATTAGACTTTAAAGTGTATTTAATTACATCTATCCCATCTAAATCTATATTAGGATTAGTTTCAATTACATCTTTTAGTCTTATATCTGAATAAGAACCATAGTATGTAATATACATACCACTATCATTAAAATATCCTATATCTGTAAATGATGCATTATTATTTCTACTATAAAAATGAGTATTCCCATCACTATTATTACCCATTATTCTACCTTCATAGCCTGAACCAAAGTTAGAACTATAAAAGTCAATAGGCACATTACTTGAACCACCTTGTCCTAAATTAAGTTGGTTGCCATCGTTTATTGTCAAACTACCTGTAAGTGAACCACCTGCTAAAGGCAAGTAGCTACCTGTTGCGGAATTATTAAAAGTATTCCAATCAGTACTTGATAGGTAACCTGAAGTACTTGCAGATGCCTGTGCTAAAGTAAATGTTAGTGAACCATTAACAACACCACCTGAACCTGTAATAGATAAAACCCCACTAGGAGAAGAACTTACGCTACCCAATGTAAACGTACCTGCTTTGCTATCTAATTGCGTTTGAACATTTGAAGTAACACCATTAAGGTATGCCAATTCCGTTGCAGTTGTAATACTAGCTACTAATGCACCTCCGCTATTAGAACTTACTGCTCTATTTGCAGTTAAAGAAATTGTACTTTGTTTATTGTTAAATGTATTCCAATCAGTAGATGAAAGATAACCATTTTGACTTGCTGAAGATTGATTAACAGTAAATGTCAAAGAGCCGTTAACAGGTGCACCGCTACCAGTAATAACCAATACGCTTGTAGGTGATGAACTAACACTTCCTAAAGTATAAGAAGGACCTTTGCCATCTAATTGAGTCTGTACGTTTGAACTTACACCGCTTAAATATGATAATTCGGTAGCTGTTGTTATATTAGCTACAACCTTGCCACTAGAATTTGAATTTAAAGCCTTTGAGGTGTCTAAATTGCTTGTAGCTATGGTAGATGCTCCACCAGTTATTGTAGCGATTGCTGCGGTGCTAAATAGCCCTAAAGTGCCATCTCCTTTTATATAGTCATTAGCAGTACCTGCACCAGCTATTGCTAAAGTACCTGCACCTGTAATTGGTGATCCTGTAATAGAAAAAGCAGCAGGAGCAGAAAGACCAACCGAAGTTACTGTACCACTTCCACCACCAGCTTTTTGCCAAACAGTTCCTGAATATATAATTGTATTACCTGCAACATAAACAACACCATTAAAAGTACCACCTGTACTAACTAAGTAATAATCTCCTGCCGTACCTACTCCATCAGCAATAGTTGGTGTATTAGTAGCAGCATTCCAAGTTCCCTTATAAGAAGAAGCCAAAGTAGGTAACTGAGCAGATGGTACTTTACCATCAGCACCTAAAGTAGCTACACCATTTGCAGTACCTAAAGGAACAGAGCTAACTACTCCAGCAGTTGCTGTTAATGCCCCAGTTAATGACTTTACCTTTAAATCTCCAGTTATTTGTAATTGATTACTCATGTTCTAATTTCTATTTAAAAATTGCTCTAATAAACTCATCAGCAGCCAATGCTCTAGCCGTTGCAAAGGTAATGACTCCTGTAGATGCGTTAAAGGTTACATTCTCACCTGTAGGTACACCTGAAGTAGCAATACCTCTAACCTCAACACCACCCCTTGAAACACTTACGCAAACCTTACCAATAGAACCTGAGAAAGTTACAGTTGTTTCTCCACCTGCAGCAGTATAGTCAAACATTACTACGTTACCACCTACCACAACTACACCTGTAGGAGTAGTTTGTGTACCTGATATTGTATAAGCACCAGAGCCTTGTAATGACACGCTATATGTTGATGCTGCCTCTACCCCTGCACTTAAACTAAGTGAGCTTAAATTGGCTAATCCTGTGAATACAGAGTATCCTAGAGTACCACTACCATCCCCATTGTCATTATCCACTTGGAACTTGATTAAGATAGGTTGTCTTGTCAACTGAAGGTTAGCTAAGAATAAGTAAGAATAGTCGCTTAAAGCAACAAATCCATCAGCGTTAATAGACCATGAAGCTACGTCATTCTTAAACTCTTTAAACCATGCAGAACTTTGAGATGTTACTTCCTTCTGATCTACTGAAACCTCAAAAGAACAGTTTGTAGCTGCACCAAAAGGTACTGAAAGACCAGTTGTAGCATTATATTGGTATAGAACTATGTTCGTTCCGTTTATTACTGATGCCATTATTTATATTTTATATTATCCATAAGTTTCTAAAATTTCTCCTGCTCCACTAATTCTATAAGCTTGAAAGTATGTATCTGTTACTAATACCTTCCACCAAATATTAGCACCGTTAAAGCCTACATTTAATAAGTCATTTGTATAGAAGAAGTCACCAATACTTGGCACTCCTATATCTTCAAGATATATTAAATTGCTTGTTAAAGGAGCAGCATAAGCTAATTCCTTAGTTAAATAACCATTTGACCTAAAGTGACCATAGCCTGTTTCGGCAGTTGATAATTTATTGCTATCATATATAGTAGTCATTGTTGTAGATACATTATTAGGGTTTACCTCTAGTAAAGTAGCTGCTATAACATCATTAGGCAAGTCTATAGTAGAATTGCCAATTATATATCTCTTGTCGTTAACGCTAATTTGTGTAGGGTCGGTGTCTACAGCCCTAATAGGCATAGCACCACTAAATCTACCTTCTGCTGTTTGCATACCCATAAATGCAGCATCTAGATTAATAATGTTCTTATTTAAGCAGTTTGAGTATTGTTTTACAACTAACTCACTTAGGCTTCTATATATATCTGTTGGGTATTCCTGTCTGTACCAATTCTTTAAGTTTAAACCAGCAGAATTACTTAAAAATCCCTTGTAGCTATACTTGCCATCATTTATGTCATTAAAGCCCATTGGGAGGTCTATTTCAAGCACATATTCATTATTGTTAGTAATATAGCTTTCTGTTGTTAAGCTTATAAAAGTTGACTGTAAATCGATTTTAAAATTACTTACATCTGCACCTGCAATAGTAGATTTCCAATATGGAGCTGAAGCGTCACATAAAATAAGTTCTACTACAAGCTGACCAGTTATTGGACAAACAGGAGTTGTTACATTTACATTAGCTTTTGGGTCAGCAGGATTAAAAGCCTCAAAATAATAGTTATCTCCTGTATTAACTGCTTCTTTCCATGCTTTGTTATTATCTAAGAAATAAGAAGGACCTGTCGCAGGATTAACTTGTATTTTTAATATAAACAAAGCTTCTGGTCCACCAGCAGGAGTACCTAATCCTACAATATCAAATCCTATCTTAAATATATCACTTGAGTTAACATTTGGTAGATTATTAGGAGATACAGAAACATAAAAAGGATTTACAGTTAAGTCATGGCTTAAAATAAAAGAGTTATACTTTCTTTCAGGATAAGGCTTTACATAATTAGTACCACCATTTCTTACTTGTGTCCATCCAAAAGCATTACTTACTGTTGGTGAAACATATTCATATATCTTTAAATCCCAGTTTGTAGCATAATTACTAGGGTTTTCAATAGTCTTGTTAAATCTAATTTTGTTATAACCTTTTCTAATTAACTTAAATTGACTATTATCTACAAAATATAATCCTGTATCATTTCCTGAATATCCTTCAATTATACCTTTCACATCATATACATCATTACCGCTTATTGTTCCATCGCTATTATAGATAGTAACATAATAAGACTCTTGTGCAAACTGAGTTAAAGATACTATATGCCAATTACCATTAGCTTGAAACAATCTTGCTCCAAAACTTTTAGTTATCATAGTTAAAATCTCTAAACAGTTTAATGTTTCTTGTTTGTCATTAACTATTGTAGCATAATTTATATAAGTTTGGTCTAATGGATCAGCGTTTAAATTGCCTGTTCTATTAGTCATCCCTTCGGCATAAAAACTTACGCCAGTAATTATATCGTAATCTAATGGATATTCTAATTCTAATAAACAATCTTTTATAAAAGTAATTGCTTTTTGTACTTGTGTTAAGTATATTGTGTTAGGTAAGTCGTATTTAATTCTTTCTAACATACCCAACCCATCTATAGCACTAAAAGATAGTTCTTTTCTACCTGTATTAAAAGAAAACTGAACATCATCACTTATAGACCATCCTTGAAAATCTGTAACACCTCCTGATACAACCTTAACAAAATATTTTCTATCGTTTAAAGTTGTAAAATTTGGCATATTTGCTATGTTATCAGTAACGTCAATAGACACATTTAATTGACTAACATAAATAGGCTCAAACGTATCATCACTATTAGGAATATATTCTAATTGTAGACCTGTAGCTTGATATTCTATAGTGCTTCCAACATATCCATCTTCGTAAAGATAAACTGTGCTATTAACGTTGCTTTTACTAGCTGTATTTATTATATATTTTACTGCGTATGCCATTACCCTCTTCTAATATTTAATGATGAATTAGACCTTTGCATAGCCAAAACTAAGTCTTGTCCTCTTAATACAAACTGACCATTTCCACCACCACCAATCAAATCTTTCAATTTATCTAAAGGTGCTATAACCTCAGGATTATTTTGTGCACCAGGATATTCACCCATAAGACCCATAGTTGGTCCTGATACAATACCACCATTAGCAAATGCTGTAGGATCAACAGCAGATTGCTTAAGTCTATTTTTAATTATAGTACCTAAAGCAACAGCTCCAACACCAGCAGCAATAGCTACAAAAGGGTCAGGTGAGGCAAAAGCAATTTGTAATAATGTTCCATATTGTATTAACATTTTACCAATATTAATTAAAGCGTCAGCAAGTAACTTTTGGAAATGTTCAAGAGGTTTAATTTCCCCACCACTTAAAGCATTACCTATATTTTCAGCTAAAGACGTAAATGAATCAGCTAAAAATCCAGATATTGAGTTGCTAATTCCTTGTGAAAAACTTTGCCATTGTTCTGTAGTTCCCTTTAATTTGCCATCTAATTCATTAAAAAAGTTTAAAAGTTGCTGTAGGGCTTCAGGATTAAATGTACTATAAGCTAAAGCACCAACTTCAGCCATAGATTTTTTTATAGCTTCTTTTTGAGCTCCAATATTATTTCTATGTATTTTTAATTCAATAGCTAATTTAGATTGTATATTTTTTATCCTTTGATTAGAAAAATATACTTGACTCTTATAAAGATTTTCTTCTTCTTTATTTTTAATAACTCCAAGTGCTTTATATATTTCAGCAGCTTTATTTGCATAAGCAATATCATCAATAACTTTTAAATCTAGTAAAAATTTGTAACCAGCTAATTCTTGATTTAATATTACTTTTTGTTCTTCAAGATTATCAAATGCGTATTTTTTTCTATTATCATAATAAGATTTTGTATTTTCTAAAATCTTATCTTGACTTTCTTTTTCAATCTTTTCAAGTGCTTTTGTATTCTTATCAGCCTCTTCCATTATTTTTCTGCCAAATTCTTGTTTATTTACAATTCTTTGACCTTCAAAATTTTCTTCTATATCTTTAAGTTCAGTACTTAAAGTTCCATTAATCTTAGCTCTTGCTTTTGCTATTCTTTCTTCTTCATCTATAATTAAATTACCATAAGTATAAAACATTTCAATATCATCTTTATAAGCCTTTTGTTGACTTTTTAAAGCATCTAATCTTGATGTACTTACTTTTTGTTTAGCTCCTCCTTTCGCTGTTTCATCTTCTAAACCTAAAAATGCAGAAGTTGTTTTTTTATATCCTTCCTCTAATCTTGTTAATTCTACATCTATTTTATCAACAGCAGATTGAATAGTATTTTCTTGTAATCTAACATCTTTAACAACCAATTGAAGCAAAGGACCAATTCTATCTTCTGGTACATTTGTTGCAACAGCAGCAGCTAGGGCTCTTTTAATTCTTGCTGTTTTTATTAAAGCTAATTGATATAATTCTTCTTCTTTAGCAAACTTCTCAGCAGAAAGTTTATTTATTTTACCAGCTTGAGCAGTTGCCTTTGCTCTTTCAAGTATAGCAGTTTTAACTCCATCTACTGAAGTTTTAATATCGCCATTAAGTATTTTTTCTTGACTTAGATTTCCAAAATAAGAAGGATACTCATCTTGTAATTTTTTAACGGCAATCAGCCTTTTGTCCATAGACTCCTCTTGGTCTTTAGCTATAGAAACTAATGCGTTAACTTTTGCTATTTCTTCACCTGCGCTACCTGCTGTTTCTTTTAAACTTTCAGCATATTCTTTATTTGCTTCAGTTAATGAATCAGTAGATTTTTTAAGTTTAAATAAGCCCATATCCCATGCTGTAATAAGGGCTATGATTGCAGATATAGCTAAAAATATAGGTCCAGTCATTTTAGCAAAACCTCCAGCTAATGCTGGTAAGTTATTTTGAATACCTCTAAATCCAAATGGCAAATCTTGTATAACTAATGCTAAATTAGACCATTGTTGATTATTTTTTCTTAATGATCCTGTAGTAGAATCTAATCCTGCCGATTTCGGCATAGATGTTGTCAATTGTTTAAAACTTGCACTAGCTGGTTCTATGCCATTTGCAACTAAAGATTGAAAATCCTTTTCTAATTTTTTAGCAGCAGCTCCTGCTTGTTGTGACGCAGGACCAAATAATTTAATAGCACCTTCTAGATTTTTAGCATTCTTTTCAATGTTATTAGCAATTTTTTGGAACTCCTTGTCAGTGCCATTAAATTGACCAATCATTTGGTATAATGCATCATTGACCCCTTGAAAATCGAGATCTAATTTTATGCCTACTGAATTATCTGCTGCCATTATGCTATTTCTTTATGTTATCGTATTTTTTTAAGACCTCTTTAAGTTCGTCAGGTGTCATCACTCTTTGCTTCACAAAGTTACGATTATCACAGTCAAGTGGTAAAAGCTCATGTGGCTTTATCTTTTTACCTTTTGGTAGTTGTATATTTACCAAAATTGTAGTTTGCCATCTTGCTCTTAGCCATTCTTGTTCTTCTTTATGACGGTAACCATACCAAACAAAATCTAATTCAGCCATCGTCATATCCCAAAACAAATGGGGAAGCACTTGGCACTCCCCCATTGTATATCTTTCAATATCAATCCACTCTAATTTTTTTTTACAGCGTCTTTTGCAGCTTTCTTATTAGTAGGTTGTTCAACACCACTATTCATACTTTCAGCAAGAGCAGCCATAACATCTTGGAACTTCTTACTTCCTAATCCACCCATATCGTCAATCCAGTCACATACTTCTATGTCCGTAAAGCTTGGAGTTATCCCTTGACTATACAATGGATATTCTGCTGCTGATTTAAGCAAATTAGTAATCGCTTCTAAAGATTGATTACCTGACAATGCTTCTGATATATCTGATGGTCCAATACCTTGTAGTTGACAGAATCTTTTTAAAGACCATGTACAAAACCTCATAGGTATCTTAGTCCCATCGCTTAGGGATAGTTCAAAATGTCCTCTCATATTTTGGTGTTTTTGGTGTTATTATGGGTTAGGAGCCTGTGTTAATGCTCCTGTTCCTGTAAATGAAACTGAATATGTTGCTGGAGATTCCATATCAGCAGTAACATCTAAACTTTCGATAAAAGCAAGACCAGACCAAACTAAGTCACCTGGAACAACAGTACTACCTGTTGAAACAGTTGTAAACTTAACTGTAACAGCTGTTCTACTAGCTAATTGTGTAAAAATATCCCCTACAACAAAGTTAGCTCCAGTTGGCTCAACTGTTGCAAGACCATCTGTAGTCAAAGACCAAGACTTTAAACCACCAATTTGGTCAGCCCATCCTTGACTTGATTTAGTTGTTGAATCTGGTAAGTCAACGCTTACTGATAAAGAACATGATGTAGAATGAGCTACTACTTCACTTCCTACTAGAACTACTAGGTTTGTACCATTAAAAATTCCTGTTGTTGGCATTTTATTTTATTTTAATTTTTTATAATATTTGAGTTACAAAATGTTCCATTGTAATTACTCTTCTAAATACATAAGCTTCATCTACATAGTCAAAGGTAGCAATATTGCTTGTCATCTTACGAGTAACTATTTTAAAGTCAGGAGAAGCACTTGGGTAATCTGGCACATTAACGCCTATGATCACTAACAATTCGTTAGCCCACTGGTCTACCGATTTCTGCCCTACTTCACCTGACTTAAAGGTTCTATACACAACATCAAATTGAATAGTAACATCAAAGTTATAACTCTGTTTGTCGCTATTTTCCAAAGATGTTTGGCTGCTTATAAGTAAGAACGGAGGCTCTACAGTATCAGGTGCAATAGTATCGTAAACACCCAAAGAGTAACTTTGTGATGCTAACTTATCTACATAAGCCTTTCTTATAGCGTATCCGCAATCTTTCATTAAGCTTCCGTTTCTTCGTTTAGTTCCTCAGGATTTTGCTCTTGAGCAAGTTTTGATAAGAACTGGGTTAGAGGTAAACCAAATTTAGTTGGCATTTCTTGAATAAATGCGTCTAATTGTTTTACCTGCTCTTCGTTTAGTGTAATTGTCATGGTATTGATTTTGTACAAATTTAATGAAATATATTTATATCGGATTACCTTACTTTAAAGCTTTTTAATCTTTTAATCAATGTTGCATATTTCTCATCAAACGTATTAAAAAAGAACGGTCTATATTTCATATTGTAATTTCTTAATCCTGATCCTTTAAATTCTGATGCCAAATTAGTTAAAGGCTTTCTAGTGCTAAACTTATATCTTGGTATTCTAAATCCTTTACCTGTACCAAATTCTACATAAGGAGCATATTTAACTGTGCTATTACCCATTGAGAATGAGGCATATCCATTTTGGTAAGGTGTTGATGCTATACTTCTTGATAAATTGCCTGTTCTTGTGTATGGTTTTTTAGCGTTAGATTTTAGTCTAGGTAAGTTACCTGCTTTAGCTCTAGCTTCTACCTCCATAGCCTTTACAGCCTTGTCAACCTCTTTTATAGCATAAGCTTTGTACAACTCAGCAGTCTGCTTAAACTTGTTTTGGATTGCATTTAATGCCTTAGTGTCTACTGTGAATGTAGCCATTATTTAAGTGTTGAGCAACCTATTAATAAATACTTGTTACGATCTTCTTGATTTATGATAGAGTTTATCATGTATAATCTACTTTGGAAGCTGATTACCAACTTCTTATCAAAGACCTTAGATGTAGTATATCTTATTCTAAATGTAATATCTGTTGCAAAACCATCAGTTCCTGCTATGTTAGTTCTTGTATTAACATCAGATACCATCTCAGCCCAGCAAGTATAGTAGTCAACAAGTGTGTTAACGAAACCACCTGCAAGATCAGATACGCTTGTCTTACTTTTAAAAGTAATCCTATTTTGCATTCTACCTATCATTATAAGAATATGTTTATGCGTTTAAACGGCTTCATAAGCTCGTATGCGGTAGTTAAATTAGGAGATGGTCTACTAGCCTCAACTGATGATTCTCTGTACTCATATAGGTCTGAAACTAGCTTTAAAGTGGCAGTTTTTAATGTACTAGGTACACAGTCATAACCACAGTTATAGGTAAACCTATATTCCATGCCAGGATAATCTCTTGTAAATACCTTTCTAACAGTTGTTCCGATTACCTCGTAAGCACCATCTTCAATTCCTACCCATGTATTATCAGAGAAATACTCTACACTAAGGATGTTGGTTATAGGAGCATAAGGTAGCTCAATTAACTCATCTACATAAGCTACAACTTGCAAAGTTCTCTCAGTCATAGCAATACCTGCATATTGCTCAAGTCTAACTCTTGCAGATGTAATCAAAGCCTCAATCAAATCATCATCTTCATTGAAATCTACTCTTAAATAGTTCTTAGCCTCAGCTAATGTAATAGGGTTAGTTACCTCTTCTGAAATTATCGTTATATCTCTTACTATTTGCATTATGCCATTATTTTTACAAAAATAACTAAAATATAGCGGACATAAAAAAGGAGGCAGTTTGCGGCTGCCCCCTTGTATTTTAGATTAATCTAGGATTAAGCTACGTTACCGAAATCACCATATACAAACGCATTGTTGTAATAGATAGGGAATGCAATACGAGCTTCAACTCTTACAGTAATCAAGTTCTTTTGGAAGTTATCGCTATCCATTTCAGAGAACTGAACAGAGATACCTTGATTTTGCATGATTTGAGCACCCATTGACCAGTCACCTACTAAGAACTTGTCAGCAGCAATAGCTGTAGACTTGAACACAGGGATACCAGCGATAGAAACTGTACCATCAGTTGTAACAACTGTAGAAGCAGGTAAGCTATAAGCAGCATTTGTATTCTTAGTATTCATGATAGCAGCCCAATCAGTTGGGTTAATCAAGATACCATTAGCAGAATAGTTAGCGTTACTAACTTGTGCAATAGCTTGTACTAATTGCTCTACATCTACTGTAGCAGCACCACCGAAAGCAGAAGCTACACCAGTGATACCTTGTAAGTTAGGAGCAGTACCATTACCATTCAATAACTGAGCATCTTCAGCTAATAAATACTTCTCTAACAAACGAGCTTGTAAGAAAGAAGTCATAGCAGGAACATCATCCAACATTTGACGAGAGATTCTTACGAAACCAGCAATGTATTGAGCAGGAGCATCAGTCATTGTGATATCGAAATCGATTTGAGATTTAGCAGAACCTTGTACTTGTGGAGCTGCATCACCTTCACCACCTGTTTCCTTAGGGAAAGTAAATAAACCTGTAGAAATAGTTCCTACTGGTAATAAACTTCTCATGTGAACTTGACGATTAGGAAGAGCATATACTTGTGGAGCATATTGTCTTTGGATGTCACCAGTTAAGTTAACTGCTTCTGTCATGTTACCTACTGCCTTAGTGTCTAAGATAAAGCCAGAACGCTTCTGCTCACCACGACCTAATTTTGCGATACTGTCAGCATTCTTTTCGATTGCTTCAGCAAGGGATACGTTGAACCCTTTTACTTGATTTTCGTTCATTGTCTTACGATTGTTTTTTGCCTCTAATTTGTCAGCAGCATCTTTAACTACAGCAACTTGAGATTTTAATTCTTCTAATTCTGATTTTAAACTGTCTACCGCTACTGCGTTATCAGCTTTTAATGTTTCGATAGCACCGTTTACTTCGGTTTTAACGCCTTCGAAAGCACTTTTGATTTCTTCTACCATTAGTTGAAAATTTTAAATGATTGTAAATAATTGTTCATCTCGATTTGCATGGAAATCATCGGGTCTTCCTCTTCTACCAATGCTTCTACTTCAGGAGATACGAAATCTTCATCCATAGGTTTTTGCGGTTGTTCTTCAAGGTCGACTGACTCTTCATCTTCCATCTCAGCAAGATATTGTTGTAATTGTTTTAGTTTAAGTTCTAACAGCTCAAATGTTTCATCAGTAAAGTGACCGTTTCTTAAAGACTTAATAGTTTTACCCATCTCATCTACAAGAACAGACTTTATTTGACTCTTCACTCCTACTGTTGGTGTATTTGCGTTTGCACCCCACA